CGACGGCGGGGCGCAGCCGGCACGCGAAGTCATGGCGGCGCGGCCGGATGTGGACGCTTTCGCGCCGCCTGACAGTGGGGAGTATTGGCGATGATCGAGATCGACGAGGTGGCGTTTGGCAAGGCCGCGAATGAATGCGGCCCGGCCCTGACATCGAGACTGCGTTTGTTCCTGAGTGAATACCTCGACGCCCTGCCGCGACAGGAGCCGGGGAGGGACCGGATTGCGGTGGTTGTGAGCCGTCATGGCGTAGGCAATGCGTGGATTCTCGACCCAGAGCAAGATCGGGTGATGAGCGCATCATCCTGGGATGAGATGGAGGCGGAGATGCAGGACGATGATGGGTGCTGCGAACCCGGGTTCAATCCACCCTTCGCCCGCGCCATCATCCACTGCAATCTGCCCCGCCCCGCCGAGCCCGTCGAGGTCAGCGGCATCGTGGAGGCGGTGGAATGAGGGGCACAGACCCCATCGCCCAGGCCGCCAGAGAGGCCGCCGAGGCGTACATGCTGCGGTCAGTTCCTCCCGCCGACAGGCCGGATCTGCTGAGCCGGTGTATCCAGCAGAACCCATGGCCGCGGTCTTTGCCGGATTTCATGCGACCGCAGGGCGGCGCGTCAATCAGTCTGACGCCGCAGGAGGTCGATGCGTTTCTGGCCCGGATACCGGGCCCGATGCGCAGGATGGCCAATGATATGCGAGACTACGGCGTGATCACGATCGACGGCGGACAGATCATTCGGCTGGGGAGAAGGTCTTGAGCGCGCAGACCGACGAACGCTTCGTCTGCCTCGACGGCACGCCGGCCAGGCGCACCGCTGCCGACGCCGAGGTGGAGGCGATGGCCGAGAAGCTTTGGGATGTGTTCCAATCCATCGTGCAGCCGGATGGGCCAGTGCCGTGGTCTGTCGTCACCGCCTACGGGACGCATTTAGGGCCTGAATGGGAGGACAAAGCGCTAACTGTGTTCCGAGCCCTCGCCCGCGTCGCGCTGGGCGAGAATGGCGACGAGGTGAGGGGGTGATGACGATGGAGTGGGTGACGAACGCGCCGGCAAGCCCAAGCGAGCATGCGCGTACGTTGGGAGAGATGATCAAAGACTACATGAAGTGGCGCGACCAGTTCACGGAAGGCGAACCGCGCGCCACAGAAGCCTGCACGGTCGAGGCTCTGCGCGAAATGAACATGGTCGGGCTGTATCGGAAGAAGCCATGACATCCCCCTCCGCCGCCCACAGCTTCACCGGCAAGCGCAATGCCCAGGCCGGCCGCCGCGCCAAGTTTCAGTCCATCGCCACGGCTCGCGAGCATGCCAAGCGCATCGCCCGCTACCACGAGCGGCGCGGGACGGACCCAAAGGCGCTGGCGCTGGAGAAGGGATGGAGCGAGGATCAGCTCGAGGCGCTGGAGCGGGCGGGGGTGAGGTGATGCGCCCCCGCCAGCCGCGCTACCCAGACGCCGTGCGCCTGACGCCCGTGGCGAGCGCCGGTAGCGCGTGGTGGTCTGCGCTGGCGAACGTCATCATCGTCGCCAAGGTTGCGGTGGTGGCTGGGGTGATTGGGTGGCTGTGGTGAATTGCACCTAAGCCGCAGAATATGCTATGACACGCACGTCAAGCACTTCATCGCGTGGGGTCGATGCGGGCAGCATCCTTCGAGCAGGTCATCGCGGCATCGTCATCCTGGGATCAGGTAGGCGAGGCCATGGGCATTCATCGCACCACCGCCATGCGCCGGGCCAAGGCCGCCGGGCTCGACGGGATGCTGAAAAGCACCAAGTACGTTTTTGGCAAGGCGGCCGGGCCAATGCCAGCACCGCCGGCCAAGGCGAGGACGGTCGCGCACGAGGACGGCGGCGGCGTCGATTGCTGTGAACTGCCGCCGGAAGTGTTGTCGGCGCTTTATCAGAATGGGCTGTGGTGACTGACCATCGCGACGAAGCCGGACGCTTTGCCGCCGGCAACCGCTTTTGGGAAGCGCGCAGTAGTGCGGGGCCAAAGCCCAAGTTCAACGGGCCGGAAAAGCTCTGGACGGCAATATCCGAGTATTTCGAGTGGAACGAAGCCAATCCGCTGTGGGAGGCCAGGGCTTTCTCGTTCCAGGGCGATGTGAAGATCGAGAAGCTGCCGAAGTTGCGGGCGATGACACTCGCCGGTCTGTGCCAGTTTCTCGATGTATCAATGAGCACTTGGGACGAATGGCGCAATTCGCGGCCCGATTTGTCGGAAGTCATGACGAGAGCCGAGGGGTTCATCAGGCGCCAGAAGTTCGAGGGCGCATCCGCTGACTTGCTGAACGCCAACATCATTGCCCGTGATCTTGGGCTTGCTGACAATCAGCGGGTGTCTGGTGCGGATGGCGGCGCACTGATCGTGCAGGTCATGAAGTTTGCCGACGATACGCCTGCCGGGTAACGGGTGGCGCCCGCGTTCCTATCAGATGCCAGCGTGGACAGAAGTCGAGCGCGGCACCAAACGCATTGTCCTCGCGTGGCACCGTCGAGCCGGGAAGGATGACCTTTGCCTGCACGCCATGGCTTGCCGCATGGTCGAGCGCGTCGGCAACTATTGGTTCATGCTTCCCGAGGCCAGCCAGGCGCGCAAGGCTATCTGGGATGCTGTCGACCCGCACACGGGCATCAAGCGCATCGACGCGGCATTTCCGCCGGAGATCCGCCGGAGCATGCGTAACTCCGACATGCACATGGAACTGGTCAACGGCTCGACTTTTCAGGTGGTCGGCAGCGACAACTACAACTCGCTGGTCGGTTCGCCGCCGGTCGGGATGGTCATGTCTGAATACGCGCTCTCCGACCCGCAGGCGTGGGCCTTCATGCGTCCGATCCTGAAGGAGAATGGCGGCTGGATCATCTTCAACTCGACGGTGCGCGGACCAAATCACTTCAAGTCGCTGTTCGATCTGGCGAGGGAGGGTGGAGAGTGGTTCGCCGACCTGCTGCCGGCGACCAAGACGGACGTGTTCTCGGCCGAGGCTCTTGAAAGCGAGCGGTACGAGTATGACAAACAATATGGACCGCATCTCGGCGCTGCGCTCTACAACCAGGAATATCTATGCGACTGGTCGGCTGCGGTCCTCGGCGCGTTCTATGCCGACCTGATCAACGCCGCCGAGGCCGATGAACGAATTGGCCCGGTTCCTTACAACCCAGCTAAGGAAGTCATCACCGGATGGGATCTGGGCTATGGTGACGCGACCGCCATCTGGTGCGCCCAGATCGTCGGGCGCGAGGTCAGGCTGGTCGACTGCATCGTCGGAGCTGGTGTCGGGCTGGATTGGTACGTCAGCGAGCTGCGCGAGCGCTTCAGTGTGTTCGGCGAGGCGCTGCTTCCGCATGACGCCGCGAGCGGCAATGTGGTGTCGGGCAAGAGCGCCATTTCAGTCCTGCGCGGCTTTGGGCTTCGGTGTCGCATCGTCCCCAAGGTGTCGGTCATGGACGGCATCAACTCGGCCCGCGCGCTCATCCCGCAGTGCGCCTTTGATGCGAAGAGGTGCGCGCACGGGCTCGATGCCTTGCGGCAGTACCGGGCCGAGTGGGACGATCATAACCGCATCCTGAAGCCGACGCCTGTTCACGACTGGGCATCACACCCGGCGGACGGGTTTCGCTATCTGGCCGTCGGGTTGCGTGATAGCCGGTCAACGACGGCCAGTCGCCCGGTCATCGCGCCGTTCGTTCAATCCGCGTGGGGGTGAGATGGCCAGCCCTCCATACCTGACCCTGCCGCCCGTCGACTACATCCTGATCTGGCGTCCGGCACAGCCCGGCGGCCCATGGTGGTGGCGACTGGCGAAGCACTGGCTTGACCCGGCGCATGGCCACATTACGCTCGTGTTTTTCGATGCCGGCGGTAATGCCTGGGTGGTGATCGACCCGTTGTTCGGCGGTATCGAGATCGGCGCCCTGCCATCCTCTCTGACCGTGCGTCAGGTGCTTGCCTATTATCCCGACCGGACTGCCATGGCGTTCCTGCCGCGCCGGACCCGCGATCACCGGGGGCATCGGACGCCAAGTCTCCTGACGTGTGTCGCGGTGGTGAAGTCGATAACCGGGATGGGCGGCTGGTCATGGACGCCGCTGCAGCTCTACCGCCAGATTGAGAGGATGACGGC